GGTTAGAGCGTTCGCTTCACACGCGAGAGGTCGAAGGTTCGAATCCTTTATTGTCCACCATCTTATAAAACAACAAGTTACAGTCCCCAACAAAACACCCCAAAATACCACGGGGGAAAAATAGGGGAAAAAATCCAACAGAAACTCTACCTCCCTGCTCGGTTTACGAGGTAATTCAGGATGAAATAACCCGCCGCTCCGATGCCGATTTCCTTGAGGGGAAGCTGCTCAAACAACCCTTTCTTTTCTGACTTCTGGAACACGGCCATATCCGTCGTACTGTCATGCGGACTTTTCCCGGTGAGGCTGGCCATCATCTCACCACCCTTCTTGCGAATCACGATGCTCTTTTCATCCCTGGCTTCGTAGTGCAGCGAATCCTTTTTCCCTCCGCGACGAAACACCTGAGCTTTGACGAAAGCATCCTCATATTCTGACACTGAACCGTCAGAAACAGTCCTGGAGGACAAAAGAGCGTCGGTATGGTGTGAAGTATTGAATTCGCCTATCATTGAGGCACTACTGCCTGTTTCAGCAGCGTGCTCTTTCAACCGTTGAAGAATTGGCCGGTCATCCTTTTGAATGATTTTCTTGAGGGCCTTCGCGCTCGAGGCCTGGGCAACCGGCACCGAAGCAATCAGGTTCCCGGACCTATCCTTGCCGTAGGAAATCGGCGTTCGCAGTGCGTTTCCGGCCTTGAGCTTCGTAACTTCGTTTTCAAGCGAACGGAACTGCCAGTATCCACCGCCAATAACGACAAGCGCCGCCAGAAGCAACCCTGTTCGAAACCAGTCAATATTGCCGGCAATCTCAAGCAGTTTCTTGTTCATGACTCCCCCCTTTCCGGTGTTGCCCCATTCAATGCGCCATAGATGACCATCCCGGCACCTGTGATTGCACTTGATGGTTCATGGTTGATGATCGCATAGACAATGGCCACAAGACCGCAACCGACCAACCAGACACTTCTCCTCGTCGAAGGCTCTTTCCACCTGGCCGCACACCAGGCAAGCGCCTTTTCCGTGTCAATAGCTTTCAGCATGTTATACGATTTTTGCAAGTTGAAAGTGCATCCCATCCGTGCGTCGCCAGGTTCCGCCCCAATCAAAACCAGCATCGGTAAAACAACTAACAAAGCCTGCCGAAAGAGTCGGTTTTTTCCCGAGGCCATTCCAAGTTGCATTAACATCAATAGCCAGGCCCCAAGAATGAATGGATGGAGTGCTTCTTGTACCCCGCTGTTTTCTTATCTGAAAGCACCCGTCAAATGTCTTTAATTCATGAAAATGACCTCTTTCAATAAGATTCCCGAAAGCCCGGGATAATGGCTGAATCATCAACTTGTTGCAGTAGAGCCTGTTTGGGAGCACACCTATTTCAAGTGCTGGCGGAACATCCCATAAAATCATCGAACTCTCTGTTTCGGGGATTCCAAATTTTTCATGGCATTGGTCAGGAGTAATCATGACTATTCTTCCGGTTTGAAAATTTCTCTCGTCGGACAATCAGGAGCATTCCAGCACTTCAGGCGTTCAAGCATCCTGTAAACTTCCGGTTGGGTAAACGTCTCTTTCACTTTTGCTTCCGCCACGGTATGCCGAGCTTCCGCAAAGTATTTGACCGCCTGGCCCACTGCGACAAGTAACCGGCCAGCCGCAATCAATACCGCCGCCAACCCTGTCATCAGAGCACCAGCATCAGAAACACTCAGCCCAATAAGCCTGCCAGCTATAACAGCCAGAGCTGCACCAAAGATGCCTGCATCAGCAAGCTGACCGAGACTATTCAATACTCGCTGCGGCATCACTCTTCGGATTTCGTATTGCATACCTCATCACTAAGAAAAAGATGGTTGACTGCCTCCCCAATCATAGGAAAATCCCGACTGATTGATCAGGCAACCTCTTTGATGGTAATCACGAGCGGAAGGTTTGCCGCTCCTATATAAGCCGTTCCTGAAGCGTTACTCGTCTTGTAATTGACCTTGTAGGTGATCGTCGTACCGGCTGCAAGGTTCGGAGAATCAAGAAACTCCCACGACACCGGAATCATGTCAGAGTTGAGGGGCCCCTTTACTGCCACAACTCCAGCGCAGCCAGTATCAATTTCACTACTCATGATCGCACTGACACTGCTCCCGCCTGTCACCTCCCTTCGAATATCGAGATAGGTGTAATAGCTCGTCGAAGAGTTCCTGATATGCCCAAATCCCGAAACCATAATTTTACTGTTCGCTCTTTTCGTAACGAGAGACGGAGCCGGGGCTGCGGCGGTCTGCCATGTTGTCGAGGTTGTATTGAGAGCTGTCGAATCCTCTGCACTCACCACCTGGAGAATCCCCTTCTGATGAGCATTGATGAGAGCGACAATATCCGCCGGGGCATAAAGCCTCAACCCGGATTCACTCCCTCCGGAAATCTCACCGGCGGAAACTTGAGCGGGCAACGGCTTGAATAATGTTCCACCTGGCGTAACGCCATCATGGACCGCGATCAAGTTCTGATCTGTGATATAGGCAATGACTCCTGCAGGAAGCGTCTGCGCATTGTTCTGAGCGAGAGTTCCCCTGAGCTTTTGAACCGGATTTACCGCTGTCATTTCATCAGTTCGTTTGAGTTCCTAAAATCGTGCCAGTCACGGTAAACGTGCAGTACGAAACGCCGTCTATCGCTATTCCCGGCTCCCCGCCTTCCCACGTATGGCTGTTCCCGTTGTAGTCATATGAGGTAATGTCCTGACCGGCTTGGCCAAGATCTCCACCATAACCGGCGGTAAGGCCGGAATACGTCAACGCATCTCCTCCTTCAGTAACGGTTCCAAGGTTCCCCGATATTGTTGTGTATATCGGCCCTGGGTCCATTTCCCATCCTCTCGGAGTTTGAGCCTGATAACCGGCTCCGTTCGCGCCCGGTATAACTCCGGAAAAACTCATGCCATTTCTATAATAATGAGCACCTCCGCCTCCACCAGAGCCAATCGTTCCATTGTTTACAATGGTTACCGCAATCCTCGTATAAATGGCATTGCCTCCATCTCTAGCTTCAATCACGTCACGGCAATCGCCATCTGTATCATCCGATCCGCCCCTTCCAGCGTATCCGACGATGTACCCGTTGTTGATAAGCAAGAGATTCACCCCCGCCGGCCACTCGCCGACCGTAAAAGCGTATGTTGTCGGTAATGACCCGCCAACGACAACACCGCTTTCTATAAGGCACGTCACCGTTTTTCCTGCATCCGGGGGATTGTAGCTCTTGTCGTATTCGATCCGGAAGTTCACATCGACCGCATCCGCATTGATGACGACAATAAGCCCCTGATCCGGCAGGTCTCCATACTCATGCCAACTCAACTCCTGGGCCTTCACCTTGAGAAAATCATCCCCTGGATTGATCTCCGTTATCTGAGCCGGGACTGAGGCCTGTTCTCCGCTGGGAAGTTGAAGCGGCCAGGCCTTCAGGTTATAAGCCTGAGCAAGAGTAACCGAAATGTTTCCATGCCTCCATAAGCTGAACTCGAACGCTCGAGGGGCTTCCCGGAACCGGGCAAGGATTTTATAGGCGATGTCTGAAGCCGCAGGCCTGTTGTTACGCGGGATGAACCGGCTGAAGATTTTCTTGATCGAAGGCTGACCATTCCACACTTCGGCTTCCTCGTCCACTACCGAAACGGCCGCCGTGAAATTGGTTACGTCATCTGAGGCTTCGAGCGGATTTCTCATCCCATAATAAATCCATGCCTGGCTTACCCTCTTATCCGGCTGATCGGATACCGCGAAGGTTCCCTTTGCCCATGAATCCTCATCAATCTGAACTGACGGAGCATTGAGCTTTCTCACAACATCAAGCCGAATCTTCCTGTTGATGTCATCCGACCAGATAATCAGGCCGCATTGCTCTATCAGCTCATTGATCAGCGTCCTTACTGCTGTCGGTTCTGCAACAAGGCCGTAGTAAAGCCGACCGATATACAGGTCCGTTTTCGCCTGCCAGTCCGAAAGTGTTATCCATGACGGATCAACGGCCGTATAGTTGACAAGCAAATCATAAAGGATGTCTGACGGGTCCAGGCCATTTCCGCCAGAATCGAAAACAGCATAACAGAGCTGAACGATGTCGTTCTGCTTATGCTCAATCGCCGACGTGCCGAACTGCGCCCTGGTTATCGTCATCGCGTCACCTGCCCGGGTGAAGGAACAGATTTCTTTCCCTCCAATGGCCACGTAACCGCTCGTAGGGTACTCAGAATCGCCTATCCCGGTCGGAGTAAGGGAGAATGATGTCGCGGAGCTGGTAACGTCCCCGAGGCACCTGCCTATACTGATAACCGGACACTGAGCCTTCTCATCATCAGCCAGCTTCAGAATGTCTTTGGCGGTAATCGTCACCCGACCATCAAGTGATGGCCCGCTGATCTTCTCGATCACGAAAGACCTGGTTTCCATCTGAGAGAGGGCCTGCCCTTCGATACCGACGATATATCGGATAACGGCGCCCTGCATGTATTTGTATCTCGCCCGAAACTTCCCCCAAAACGTCCCGATTGAATACGGATCATATCCCCTGGCCAACCAGTAGGGGTCCCCGGCATTGTGCGTTTCCGGCCAACGGTGATCAACAAACGTCACGGTCAGCGAAGCCCGGACACCGAGATTTTCCCCGAGCGAAACCTGCTGGGGCCGGAAGGATACCGAAGAGATCGAAGGAATTGCATCCACGGCCCCCTTGTCGTCCGCATCGGCATAAGCGAATCGAAGCGTTACCGTCGTGCCGGAATAGTTCTCCGTGTCCTGACACGTCGCAATGGTCTTGTAGCACTCTCCGCCGCCGTTCAGGAACCCTTCATCATCACAGCCGACGTATGCCGAAAGCAGGCCCTCATCGTCTATGGTTGCCCCGAAATCCGAACCTTCATCATCGAAGCTCCTGAGGTAAACGATATTCTCCGCCGCATATTGCGCTGCACAGGGAGCATTACCAAAGCTCCTCGAACAGATCGGAACGTCAATCTCGATGTAGGTAACGGCCTTCATGCGATGCCCTCGATGTCAAATGAAACCGCCATGAAAGCACCCGGACCACTGTTCTGTGGTTGAGGAACTCCGCCTTTTATCCAACAGTAACCAATCTCCAGAGCGTAGTCTGTCAGCCGCCACGCATAGAAAAATGGAGCCGTAGCTGAAGCAGCGACGAACCCCTCGAACGTCTGCCGATACCAAGCAGGCGTGATGTTCTTCACGCTCACCGCCGTCCGGTACGTTGTCCCCCTGACGATCCGGCCCAGGAACTGCCCGGACTCTGAAAACCCACTGACCGCTTCAACAGTCCGGCCGTATGGGATGGGAGTGTGGCCAACGTAGGTGTTCCTCGGCAAGAGCATGATTTTCCCGACGTACAGCACCGCCAATACCGGTTTCGTACCTGCCGGAGTAATCTTCAGGCGAACCGCGTAGTAAGAGACACTGGCAAACGTCTTCAGAATCGGCTTATCATTCGAAGGGCTGAAGGATGCGACAATATCAGCCCATGCCCCGCCCTGGATCGCCTGCCCCTGAACCAACAGCGCACAGCCCCCAGTCCCGAAGTTGTGCCCGGCAAGGCCGATATAATCAACAGCCTTGCCGCCGAGCGTCACCATCACGTACTGAACCGAACTCGAGTCATCGCTTTTCCATCGGCTCGTTGTTTCCGGGTAAGCCAGGTTTATCGCTGGAAACGCCGCCTGTTCGCTGTCCGCCGCGATGTTATAGATGGTCACTTTGTTGTCGTAACCGATATGCTGCTGAAGTGCCGTACTCATCGGATATTGACGGTTCCGCCGTCAGCGATGAATTCATTCAATAGCTCTGCCACCTGCTGGCCGGTATAGAGGTTGTTCGGGTTCAGCCCGTAGATCGTGACAGACTTTGATGCTCCACCAGATACGTCGGAAACTGGAGTCGCCGCCGTCGTTCCTGCTACCGAAGGCGCTGAACCTGCCCCGCCGCCATTAAAACTTGTTCGAGAAATGGCCATAACCTGAGCAAGCCCGGCGGCTAGAGTTGTCGCTGCAAGCGCGACACCTAATGGCCCCGGATACTTCGCAAGGGTCTTTGTATAGGCTTCATATGTGTTGATGAGTGCATTCGCAATACCTGCAACCTTGTTGATTTCAAACATGGTCTTGTTATGCTGAGCCACTCCAGAAGTGATCGTCGTCAATGTTCCAAGCACATCTTTTACCTGTTCCTGCAAGCTCATGTTCAGGAACTTCTGCCGCTCTGTCCATCCTTCTTTGTCAATGGCATTAAGCTTGTCCTGATGCTCCTTTTCGAGCTTCTCTTTCAGCTCATCGAACTCAAGCTGCGAAGCAATGTCCAGTTTCCTCCATTTTTCGAGATCGGCCATTTTCTCCTTGAACCGGTCAAGCTCAAGTTCTCTTTTCGTCTTGAAGTGGTTTCTCAGCTCCTCAAGCTCTTTTTTCATGGCGGGAACGCCGTTGATTTCATCGAGCTTCTTTTTATGATCCTGCTCGAATTTGAGCATTATGGCGTTTGCTTCACCTGTCAGTTTCCCCTTGTCCTTGTAGAAAGCAATGATCAGTTGCTTCCCCTTTTCATACCGCTCCGTTTCGGCCTCAAGCTCATCCTGAAGGTTCTTTCTCAGTTGCTCAAACGATTTTGCAATCGATTCAGCCTCTATCTGCGCCTTGCTCTTCCCACTACCCGATCCGCTGCCACTACCACCACCTGCCGCTGTTGGCATGACACCAAGACTTTCAGCGGTCAACATTTTTGTGGTCTCACCTGAACCACTAAAATTTCCTACCGTTTTCTGGATGTTCTCAACCAATTCAGCCTGCTTGAACCGCTTAAGCTGTGTCTCATATGCATCAAGTGCATTATTCAGCCCCCATACCATCGAGGCAACGAATCTGACAGACCTCCCGATAGCATCAAGCGCTATGGCTATATCCCGACTATCCTCCTTCATCAGACGGGAAAAAGCACGAATAGTAGTCTTCAGGTCATCGATAACACCTTTCTCCTCGATGAACTTGCTGATCACCTGCCCTATATCTTCCTTGAGATTTCCATAATCGACGGAAAGCTGCTGCATCTGACCGGAAAGCGTTTTCGCTTCATCCCGGGCCGCCCCTCCCATCTCCTGACGGACCTCCTGGAGAATGATTGCCTGAGCTTCGGCAGCTTGTCCTGTTTCCCAAAGCGATTTGACCACGTCCTTCTGTGCATCGGTAAACTGTATGCCGACACGCTGAAGCGCAGTAATGCCAATGATGGGATCATTCAACGCTTTCCCGAGCTGAAGTGCTGAACTCTTGAGGTCTTGGCCGAGAATGACGCTCATGTTCAAAGCTGCCTCAGTCGCTTCCTTGAATGTGGGACCTGCAATGTTTCTGAACGTCCCGAGTACCGCCATCATTGACTTGATATCGTCATCGTCGAACGCCGTTGCCTTCTGAAGCTCCGAAGCATATTTGGAAAGCTCTTCAGCAGTAAACCCTGCGGCATTGCCGGTTGCCTTCAAAACGGACTCAAGCCTCTGGCCTGCACGTTCTGCTTCTCCGCCCAAGGTGATGCAATCCTTGAGGAAACCGACAACTTGAGCCGCACCAATACCGATGCCGATTGCAGCGAAAGCAGAAGCAACCGTAGCCATCTGGTTGCCGAACGTCTCAACAAGAGCGCCCGACTCTTTGAGTTTCGATTTCAGTTCACTGTTATCGCCGCCAATCCTGACATTGATCTCGCCTACTGTTGACATTCCTCGTCCTCAATGAGGTTATAGAGCCTTTCCTTGTCTTCTTCCGTCATCATTTCCGTCTGGGGAACCTTCGCACGATAAATCCACCACCATTCCTCGGGACACATGCGCCAAAACTCGGAGGGCTGAATACTCCACATGCCGACGGCAATCTTGTAGTATTCAGCCCATGGAATATCCCCGTCATCACCACCGTCTGCTATTTTTTTTTACCACCTTTCTTTTCCTCAATCGTTGCCGGTAATACCACATCTTCCTGGAAAGGAAGTGCACAATTCAGGATGCTCTCGACGATTTTCATGTACGCATGATCTTTCGACGTACTGACGATGAAATGCACGTCCTCCCGAGTGAGCTTGAATCCGGCCTCCCGATAAACCGGCCACAGCATTTTCACGTACTGCGTAGGCCTTGGCTTGTTGTCATTCAGCATCATCAGTTCGTGGTAAATGGACCCTACCGCCAGCTCGATCTCATTGACCAGGTCAAAACTGAGTTTCACCTGCCGCGTCTCCCCGTTATGCTCGACGGGAACCGTTTTGTAAATCGGGGCCATTATGTTGCAGCGGTAAAGGTTACTTCGCCACTCGATTTCAGGGTGCACTCGAACGTGATGCTCTCCTTGTAGTTCGCCCCGAGCTTGAAGTTCGAAATGATGAAATCACCGGCCCATGCGCCGATACTGGCAATACTCAGCTCGACAGATGCCTTGATGTTCGATGTGGACGAAGCTTTCGCGGCAAAGGTGGTGTTTTTCATCACGCCCTGAACCTGGCATTCCACGCTTTTCTGCCCCGGCTCATCGAGGAACGTCTGCCAGCCGGAATCATCGTCCGACGTCACGTCAACCGGCTCGTTATTGATGGTGAGGTTTTTCACCTTGACACCGGCCTTTGCCGTACCGCACTCGGCCGAGTCTATCTTGAGAACGGCATCCCTGCCGTTTGCTCCCTTATCCAATCCAGGCATCGCTTCTCCTGTTTTTTTCGTTATGTGGATGTTTCGTATTCGTGCATCAAAACCCGGAACCGCTGAACTCCATGGCGGGTAAGGCCGTCATCTTCAGTCATCGAATCGCTGTACTCCTGCCGACACAACACAACATGGTATCCTTCAACGACAAGCGGCTGATTATGCAGTACCCGGTAAACCTCCATCATCATGTTCTTCAGCTCAAGCATCCCCGCATATCTCGACCAGGAATGCACCGTCACCGTTACCTCAAAGCCGTTCGCATCGTCCGTGTCCCACTCGATACAGGTTTCTTCTCCGATCCTGACGTAAGGAACGGCTGCTCCATCCGGCACATAATCGTACACGTCTGCCGTCACTCCGGCACTCAACACCTCATAGATGGTTTCCTGTAACTGCGGAGTCATTTGACCGCCCTTATCGTTGCCTTCTGAATCTCCTCTTCGATCTCTCTCCGGTTCTTTTCGAGTGACGGAACAAGCCAGGGATGTGCCGGCATGTTCGACGTTCCAAACTCCTGCGCCTTTGCATACTTCAGGCCCGATCCGACCAGGACCCAATTCTCTTCCGGCTCTATCGCAATCGAAGAGACCATAACGCCACTGTCAGTTTTCGGGGGCTCACCCGGTCCAGCCGCCTGATGATGCTTGCCTCTATTCTTCCGATAAATCCTTCCTGACCGTCCGCCCTGCTGTATGCTCTTTCTCGCCTCGTTCTGGACTTTGACGGCTCCTTTCAAATAGGCTTTGAAGAGAGTTGGCCCGAGGGAATCGGCCATAGACTGAAACTTCGCCCTGATCTCATCGATATGTTCGACCGAAATTCTTGCCTTCATGTTGCAACCCCATCTTCGCAGGTTATCTCAAGCCACCGATGCTTCTCCTCCAGGTCAAGAACTCCTCTGATTTGCAGCTCTCGTCCGCCATACACCGCTGTCATGTCAGCCTGCACGTCATCCCTGAACCGGCAATAGATCACATGGGAAACCGTTGCATTCAACTTTCCGTGCTTGAAGGATTCTCTCGAACCAACCGGGATCACTTTCGCGCGAACCGTCGCCACCGTTATAGCCTGGGAACCATTGATACCGCCCAACGCATCTTTTGAAAGAACTTTCTTCCTGAACGTCACGCTATGCCGTAACAGCCCGGAATGAAGGTCACTGCACTTCATAGCACTTCGATCCTGAAGGGATAAATCACGTCCTTTGCACCGGAAGCAACGATTGCCGAAGGACTCCCCGCAGGAACCCCGCCCCGGTTGTCGTAGAGCCAGGAAGCCAGCATCTTGATACCGGTCTTGATCTCTTCCGGCACGTCCGTTTCTTCTTCGCCAAACCCTGCCTTGTAGGTGATGGAGATGTCGTACTTGAAAAACGTCTTCAGGTACACGCAGCCGGTCGTCAAATCAACTTCGTAATCCGTGCCGTTCTCAAGCTCTACCCCTTCAGCCTTGACCGAAGTAACCTGCGTCACGCCATACGGCAACACCACGCCCCGATTGAACCGGGGATGTGCGCTCAAACCGTAAGCATCACCACCAATCAGCGGCATCGAGTCAACCGTCGCCACCCATTCCCGCGTCATCAAATCCCTCTGGAGAAAGGCTATTACCAGCCCCGTCGCTGTATTGAGGATCCCGGCAAGGACCGTATCGGCACTTTCAACCCCGATCCAGTCGGCCAGCTCCTGAACCGTTACCGGACTTTCGAGCTGCTCTGATGTTTTTACTGATGTCGCCATGATTTACTTCGGGGCCATTTTTTTTCACTCATGCTTCTTTTTTTATAAAAGGGTCCGCCAGTGGAAAAGGAGGACTTAAACCACCAGCGAACCCTCCGCCATGAAAAAGGGATTCCCTTACGCTGCCGGGGCAAACGAGCCTTTCACGAACGCCTGGGGCCTTTCGATGGTCAGCGTCACCCGCTCTTCACCGAGGATCACCACACCGTTCTTGATGAACAGGTCAGCATGCTGTTCGGCGATACGGATGTTGGCCGATTCGTCTTCCCACATATTGCAGCCGAGCTGGAAGTTGCCGACAAGGAAATCGTCTTCCGTGATCGCCGTGTTCTCGAAGATCGGCACCCGCCAGATACGCGGAATACCGCCGTCGTTGACGTTCACCCACAGATACCGGTCATCGGTGCCCTTGAGCAGTTCGATATCAGCCCAGTTGTTCGGGTGCAGGAGAATGGCGTTTACCGGATACTCGGCTACCCTTGCCAGGGCGATAGAGCGGCGCAGATGGTCAAGCTCCGTTTTACCAGTCGCTTTGTGGCCAATGTCCTGGACGTTGCCGTTTACCATGAAGCCCTCGATCTCGCCGTTCAAACCGGTGCCGTAAAGCAGGTAGTGGTCTTCTTTGGCCAGAATGCCCCAAATCAGCGCATTGTCAATGCGGTTGCGGAGCATGGCCGCGTTGCGGAGAACCTGACGGCTCGAGGTCACGAAATGCGCCACCGTCATGAAGCTCTTCTGCTTCAGGTCGAAGGTGAGCTGGGATTCAGCTTTTGCGGCAAGCTCTGCGGTCTGTGCAGCCGCATTGTTCACGAAGATTTCCTCGACGTACTCGACAACACCGTCGGTGTTCGGCGTGACGGTCAGCATGCTGCGGATATGGTCAACCCTGCGGCCAGTCGATTCGACGATTTCCGGCTGACGCATGGCACGGACCAGATCACCGGCGGAGTTCGATGCCGAGGTAAGCTGCGTGACGGACTTGCGTTCAAGACTGTGGAAGCTCTTGAGCGTGAAGATGTCGGTTTTCAGTCCGCGGGCATTCTTGTACTCGTCGCTCATTGCGAACTGAAGGCCCGGCGACACATTGATGGTTTCCCCTTCAGCACCACTGCCGAAAGCGGCGGCCCGCTGCGCTTTGGCTTCCAGCTCCTTGATGCGGTCATCGAACTTCTTGGTGTCCTCGCCCATCTGCGTGAGCCTTTCGCCTACGGCCTTGATCTGCCTGGCCGTTTCAGCGGAGGTTTCGCCGTGAGCCTTGATTTCTGCGGCCTGCTTGTCGAGTAGCGACTTCATTTCCTGGGAGGTCTTGTCAAACGCCTCCTTTAGTTCCACCAGAGATTTGATTTCTTCAGGCATAATACTTTTCCCTTGTTTGACGGGCATACTCGCCCAGTTGTTTGATCGATTCAACGAATGAAGCCACCTCATGCGGCTGATAAATCTCAAGAGTGGTCGTGGCCGGCTCTTGATCCTTCATCAGTGCCTTATACTCGGCTTTGTCAACCCACTGCACACCGCTGCCGGTCTTGACCCCTGTAATCACCGCTGCCGGGTTTGCAGGGAAAAGGACCGGAGAAAACTCATAGAGCTTGATTTCGAGAAGGTGCCTTATAAAACCGCCCCCATTCTGAAGCTCTTCGTACTGCTTCTTCACGCTGTCGTACCCGATGCTCATCCGGTCAACGACCTTGTCTTTCATGTACTCGAGGCATTCACGCCCGAACGTGGTATCCGTGACCTTCGCCTTCACATACACACCTTTGTCATCAGCGTACATTTCGAGCGGCATCCCGAGCGGTTCACTGTGCAGCCATAGGCCCTTGATCTCTTTCTTAGCAAACCGCTCCTGTATGGTCTTTGTGCAGGAACCAGGCTGCAAAACATCGCCAACCTCATCGACGTTGCTGAACACCGCGCAGTAGCCCTCAAACGTCATCTCCGAGATGTTCACATTGGTGTCTGCCTTCAATGCCTTGAGCGTGATCATGAGCGTAAAAAGGTTGTGTGATCGGTGTCACCGGCAATAAAAAAAATTCCCGACGGATTGGCGGTTGGGGTAGGATCAGGCTCTCGTTTGGCCGTATCAGGAAGAATCGCAGGGCGGTTTTTACTAACTGGTAGGGGTTTCGTATGGGGGGAATAAAAAAAGCCGGTCTATTCAACCGGCCTTAGCAATCGTCTCTCTTTCAGGAGCTTCAGAGCTGCTTCGGTGTACCCGACACCTCCGCCGAACTTCTTCCAGTGTGTGCCTTCAAAAAGCACTGGATCATACTTGTACTTCCCGGCTTTCCTGCCGTTCCTGAGATACCTGATCATCTGCGGGGTATATCCGGTCTTTTTGATGATCTCGGCTTCGGTGTACTTGATTTCTGGCATAGGGGTTCCTTTTTCAAGAAAGATACCCGGCTTGTTGCGCTTTCCCAAACAAGCCGGGAGAAAAAAAATATCAGCCTTCATCCAGCTCGAGACCTTCATCATAACATGGCTCATCCAGCCATTTGCCCTCAAGACGGTCATGGATAAAGTCTTCAATTTCCTGCCAGTCGTACTCCGTGCAATCCTTGTCGGTGAACAAGCAAAGCACATCGGCAACATCTTCCCTGCTGAGTTCCGCGTCAGAAACATATCCCTCCCGCTTCATTTTGCTGAACGTCTCGGTCACGTCCTCTTCGCTCCATATCTTGAAGCCGATGAGCTTATCCTGATCGTAATTCTGGAGCTGCTCGATAATCTCTTTCACTGTTCCGTACATGGTTTCACCCCTCCCTTTCAATAAGTTCATCAATCACGCCCGGCTCAGTCGAAGGCACCCATACACCGGTAAGGCGGTATTTGTCGTACCACGATTTGTTGCAATCATTGCAGCCAACTTCCTGCTCTGCCGTGTCACCGTCAATGTCGATGCTCTGGCCTTCGATGTTATCGCTGCCGCAGTAAGGGCAACAGCCGGTCCTGAAATACTCCTGCCATTCTGGTTTACTCATGGCTATTACTCCCGTTCAATATGAATAAAACTGCCTTACTGTGCCGCTTCGGGGCTCCCCATTTTGCTTCTTTATACCCAGGGAGGCACCTTATCGCCCTTGCCTGAATCGTCTTGAGGATCGCATAGGCCTCCGACCCCTCATACTCTGCATGCTCACAGGACTGGTATTCCAGGCATATGCACGCTTTGAGGACCTGCACCGGATTGAAGTTGTCGCAGAACAAATCCTCGAGGTTCAAAACGAAATCTTCACCAATAGGCCCGGGTATATCTTCTCTTGTGCGGTCCGAATACCGGTACAGAACCGAGGTGATGTTTTCGTCCCACAGTTTTTGACCGAGCAACAAGGCATCTTCAGACGTGTTGACAAAATGCCACTCCTTGTTCCAGTAGTAAGAAAAATCCCAATCTATCCGGCAAAATGAAGCAAGGTATGCAATATGATCACGATCACAAACGAATGCTGACATTGCGCTTTCCTCCTCAGTTTTTACCAGCATTGATGAGTTTAACTACTTCCCTTACAGCATAAACAGCGTTCCCGGTAATCTTTCGCTGCCAGCAATTACCGTCCCGACGGCTGAAAACAAACCCGTATTTACGAAGGTTGATCCCTTTGTCAGTGCATAGCTCCCGATACTTCGCCACGGAATCGAAATCAATCTGGACTCTGTTCAACGACGGGTCCATGATAACCGAAAATCCCTCATGTTCGATCTTTTCATATTTCAGTCCCTCCGCCTTTTTGAGCTGTTCAATACGCTCCCTTACATTTCTGATCTTGGCGTTATTATTGCTCAGTTGGTAGGGAGCAAAGCCATACCGCCCCATGAAGTCCTTTGCAAAAACACACCCTATCGACTTTTCGGATAACCCGAGGGCAAGAAGCTTTTCCATTTTCTGAGGTGACGACTGATTTTTCGGCGGTGATGATACAATCTTATTGACCGCCTTCATTCGCTCCTGAAGAGCCTCAAGCTCCTTCAGTTTTTTCTCCAGAGACTCTATCGCGTCCGGATCATCACTTGATATTGCACGGTTGCTCTCGGCACTTTCTGCCCGGCTTTTCAGCTCGTCGGCCTTCCTCGAAAGCTCAACGGCCTTTGTCGCATAGCCCTGAATCCTCTCGATCTGCCTGCGGTGCCTTTTTTCGGAATGATGCCCTACAAGAATCGGCTGCCCGAACGGTATCTGATCCGCCAAACGCCTCGATGTTTCGTATGCACTTGTCGCTTCTGCTTCGGCTTTTTCTGCTCGAGCATGCAGCCTGTCCGCCCTGTCAGCCTGGATACTGTGAAAGTCCTCGCGTCCCATATTTATTTCCCTCCTCAGTTTTTGTTTTCGATTTTTTCAACCTGCCCTGCATGGAAGAGATAAGCCACCGCGAACCGGCTGACCTCCTTTTCCTGCTCTTCCATGGAGCCGTTTACCTCAACCGTTTTCTTGAAAAGCATGGTTTTGGGTGTGGACCATACCGGAAACCCGTGCTCGCCCTTTTTGACCTTGTAGCCAACATCTTTCCAGCCATAGAAGGACCGGAACTCTGTCTGTTCCGTCTGCCTCTGGTAATGGAGAATGAGGGCCTGATTGATCGTGTCTGCCTCACCCATCTCAATGAGCAGCTTGACCGCCTGCGATAAGGCTATCAGCTTCGCTTTGACCTCGTTGTACCTGCTGTTCGTTTTCATGGCTTTTTCTCGTTTTACTGTTTGAAATTCTGGTTACTGAAACCCTCAACTTGTCGCTCTTTTAGAAACAAAACATTGCAAAAAAAATAGGACCATCAACTCATCACGCCGTTTGCTGTTTCAGGAAAGCCAGGGTGTACCACATCACCAGCTCCTTGATTTCCTCTATATCCGCCGTGATGTTTCCGCCGAACCCGTCGCAGCATTCGGACCAGATACCATCTACATCGTCACCAAGCAACTGAACGGCCGCATGCAGTTTCCATGCTTTCCCGAGTCCGGCCAGGCTATGCAAGAGCTTTCGATACTCCTTGATTGCCGGGTTCCTTTCATAAAGCTCTTCCTGCTTTGCAAGAGCCACTGCATAGGCCTCTGCCGGACTCACCCTGCAAGTACCATATCGCTTCCACCCGAACCCTTGATTTTGCAGGATAACGCCGTCCGACATATAGGCTTTTGCCGAAGTTGTGTAAACGACTCGTCCGACCTCTTTCCCGTGTGCTGATAACTTTGCCATAATGTTGAACCCTCACTTTTTGATTAATGGAAACTCACCCGTTGCCGCCTGATTCTTTTCAAGCCACAGGTCTCTTTTCGCCCTCGCCGCTTCAACGTCTGGAGCAACACAGGAAAACAGGCCTGCAAACCGGCTCCTGTAATCGTACTGCACTCTCGAAACCGTCTTCCTGCCGATCTTGACCAGGAACCGCTCGTAACTCTCGCTCTCAATCGAACAGGCACTGCACCCTCTGATATCGCTTTTCATGGCACTCTCTTTTCTTGGTTAATGAATGTCGCCAACAAACCAGTACACCCTCTCTTCAGGATCGGTTGCGTCTCGCTCATAGACCGATACATCGAGATAGACCTGAAAATCCCCCTCAACATTGTCAAACCCTGATTCGATCATGGAGCCGACTTGCCCAGGGAAATTCTCTCTCGCCCACTCCAAAGCTTCTCGAGGCGAATCGGAAGCATATAAGGTATCGTACTCGGTCGCCTCCTCGTTGTCGCTGTACTCGGTCCTCTTGTTCACCCTGTACTCTACGATTCCTGAGCTGTCAGGACTGGTATATTCAGGATATGTTCTCATGGCACTCTCCTCCGTCCGGTTAAAAGTTGTAATCGTAGAACCGCTTCGGCTCCGGGGCGATCTGGAACAAACGCCCCTTGCATACCCACTTGCCGAGATACTTGCCGGCTTCGCTCTTCCAGAGCCTGACGATTTCACCATCTGTATCAGGTTCATACAGCCACCGCTGTTCATTCTGGTTTGTGCAGTGAACGGCGAAACCTCCAGGGGCAAATTCCGGCTTCCACTCGGGATCCAACGTTGCTTTCATCTTGCGGACCTCGATTGTGCGATCTGACACGACCTTTACGATTTCAAACGGGTGGATGTCGGTAAACCCGTACTCGTTGGCGTAAAAGCATCCGAGAATTTCAGGGATAACCGGTTCCGGTGCTGTTGCAGCTTCTGGCGCTGCAACTGCCTGAGCTGTCTCGACGATGACTTCTTCTTCCTGCTTCATAACCTTCTCCTTTTTGATTGTTGTTAAGTAAGGCACGGCTACGATAAAATGACCGCAGCAGTTGTAAACCTCGAACCCTCTATACCCGTCTGCATCGTACTCACTGAAACTGTTTCTCGATACAATCCAGATACCTTTGTATCCAAGCTCCTCTGCATGACCCGTTTCTGATGGTTCAGCTTTTCTGAACTCAGGATTTGCACAAGGAGCAACGCAGTCCTGCATTCCGTCAAAACTGCTGACATTCTTTATGTAGAGCTTTCCGGCATTGTTCTTGACGAAGCACTTGATGGTTGCAAGCGTAATTCTTTTCTCTTTCGTGTCTTTCATTTCACCTCCCTGACTGAGTTATCTTATTGAATTACTTGCACTTATAATATACTTTATTTGTTTTGATTACCGAAACAATAGCGTAAAAAAAAAGACCGGCCAGAAGTTTTTTTACGCTCCTGGTCGGCACATATAATTTTCAACTAGATGCCCTGTCTAAACTTATTCAATCATCTAATTATGTTGATTAATAAAATGACGCAAATCATTCATTTTATTACAGTTACTGATGATTTTGTATCAAACTTAAACATTTCTGAATCAACTTTTAATATCCTGTCAAAATAGGTAAATCATTACAAAATATTACATAACATATTACGGCATATTTTTTGCAATGATAACAGAGCAAGGCATATTTATGCCTGTTCTTTCACAAATAAAAAAGCAGCAAAAGCGCAGGAACGCTTTTGCTGCTCTATCTTACTTTAACTAATCTGCTAGAAATCGATGGGTAAAGTTTATCGATTTTTAGTTGCGGTTACTAAGCTCCTCACTGCCCTCATAGCTTTGATAGAGCTTATTAAGCATACGCAACTGATCATCTGATTACAAAAAGAAGCCTTGGATTAAAACCCCGAGGCTTTTTTATCCATCAAAATTAAAAGCGCAACAATCATACCATTCATTAAAATATAATGACTTAGAGATATTACATTATTATCACACCGCCAAAACAAAACAATTGTGTCATTTTAATACTCACCACAAAGAGAAACGAAAAAAGACCGGCCAGAAGTTTTTTACGCTCCTGGCCGGCTCTTTTGATGCTGTAATCTCGGGGGAATTATTCCTATCTTGAAGACAAGATAAATACTAAAAAGTCAGGGCGTTATCTCTCGCTTAATCCGAAGA